GTCCCCCTGCCTTGAGGGCGGTGTAGATGTTGACGTAGTCGGCCCACCGTCGGGCGGGAACGATCTCGACGTCTGGATGCTCGCGCAACGTCGACTTCCCCGCTTCGGCGTCAACATAAAGCACATTACGCATTGAAGGCACCCTGGATGCGCTTCCGGCCAGCCAGGTCTTTCCAACGCCTGCCTCCCCGTAGACGAGCATGTTGAGCTTGCCGACGGCCTTGATGTCGGGGTGCTCGATCCGAAGTCCGGCGAAGTTGGTCGGCGTCAGTGTCTCACTCACTCTTAGGCTCCGGTGCCTTGCAGTTGCCCTTGTTGAGCTCCTCACAACGGCCGAAGCTGTTGAGCGGGTGATCGTTGGAGCACAACCCGTTGTCCTTGTCGTACGGACCCTCGAGTTCCTTGTCGTCAGCCATCGACAGCCCTTCCAATTAGGAAGCCGAGCATGAACACTGCGGCTCCGTAGATACCGATTCCGAAGCAGAGCTTGAAGATCCACTTGTCGTACGCGTCGTGGACGAGTCTCACAGCGACTCCATCCTCTTGTCCGTTGTGGGCTCGGCGGTTTCCCAGTAGTGTCTGTCGAGCTTCTGGTACATGGTGTCCAGAGCGTACTGGACATCCTCGCCTCGGTTCTTCGCTAGGCAGGGCTCCCAGAAGGCACAGCCCGAAGAAGCCGAGAGGCCCTTGCAGTGGAAGCGGCCCTGGTTCGGATAGATGAGGATGTCTGGGTTCGTCATCTCCTTGGCCTCCTTCCAGATGTTGATGCCTGCCTGGACGCATTCCTCGTCGTTGCGAGTGACCATGTGCCGGCGGTGGAACTGCGGACCGTCGACCTTCAGGTACTCGATGAAGTCGGTGTAGAGACCGTTAGCGTAGGCGCTGGGGTCGTTCTCCTTGACCGTGTTCTCGTACATCTCCCACGTGGTGTTAATGTTCTTAGAGACGGAGAACAGCCGGCCGAGGCGGGTGACCTTGAGGGGCTCAGGCTCCTCCGGTACGGCCTTCTTAATCTCCGCATAGATGAAACCCGCCACGTTGAAGCCGATGAAGCGGAGGGCCCAGACGTAAGCAGTAATCTGGTCATCGTTCCAGAGGTACTCGTCGGATGTTTCCGTACCAGAAAGACGAGCCGCAGTTTTCCAGTCGCCAATCCACAGTTGACCCAGTTCGTCCTCGAAGAGGATGTCAATGCGACCTCCGTAGGTAACGGGCAGGCCTTCCCACGTCTGCTTGGTAATGTCCTCAGTGTAAGGAACGCCGAAGAGAGTGGGACGCGCCTGGTTGATGTGTCTCCAGTAGCGGCGCCAGCACCAGTCACACTTGCACCAGAGGTCCTGCTCGCCCGTGTAGGGGTTGGCGATGGGGACTTCGAACTTGATCTCGACCTTGAGGGGCTTCAGGCCCTTGTCGTGGATCGGTGCGAGGTTCTTGAAGTAGTAGTTCAGCATCGCCTCGCCGGTCTCGACCCTGTCCTTGTAGTCCTCTTCCATCTCAGGGTCGATGCCACTGTTCAGCTTGATGTACTTCGACTTCTGTTCCTTGGTGACCTTCTTGAACTCCGCCAATGCTAGCTGCAGCGCAGCATCGGGGTCAGGGTTCGTGAAGAGGCCCAGGTAGAATTCGTAGTACCGTTCCATCGCTGCGTGGAACGCGACCCCGAACTCCAGGGGACGGGCAGTGACAGTGGGGTAGTAGAACTGACGCGAGATCCAGTCCCAGCGACGACGACAACCACGAAACGATTTCCTCTCGCTGGTGTGGATCGAGTGTGTGAGGCCAGCATTGATGTAGTCGTTTACCGTTTCCATCAGCTCGTTCCCTAGTGTTGTTCTTTGTTCCTCTAAGTATATATCGCCCTCAAAGGGAAAGCAAGCCGCGGTTTATTGCCACCACTCCTGGTGAAGGTCCTCGGCTTCCCTCTCCTTCTTGGTCTCGTAGTCGGCCAGCCATAGCTGCTTGCAGCACTCCCATACCTCAGGGTCAGGACAGTCGGGGTGGTGAGTGCTTCCAACACAGGTGTTGGTTTCCTCGAGAGGCCTCCCTGTGTACTCCTCCTCGTGCATGAAGCCTGCGTTGGGGTAGGGACCGAACATGTCGAAGTCCTCATCATCGTACTCGTCACCCAGATACACAATACTCATTAGTGCTCCGAGACAGGTCGCTGGTCGGCACGGAAGCCCAGGTAGTACACACGCTCCTGGGCGGTAGCGTCGGGTCGAAGAAGGTCCTTCGGGTGCTGCACCTGGTGGGCGTGCGGCTTGGCGCACTGCGGACAGACGAGCCACCCGAACTTCTTCGACCGAACAGGAGTGCAGGGCGAGAGGCCCTTCTCCTTGAGCCGCGGTCCGAGGTTCATCGTACCGTGGCACTCACACATCATGGTCGGCTTAGCCCAGACGGACTCGACCTTGGCATCGGGCATGGGGCGGTAGGCCACCTCAGGTGTTTCGCCCTCTCCTGGTACGAGGTGTGCCACGAAGACCTCGTTGCCTCCGAGAGCACGAACGAAGTTGTCCGCCTCCTCGTTGTCGGGGATGCTGATGAGTACGAACCTGGCCATCAGTACACCTTCATTTCCTTGATGCTGTCGTGGATCGCGTCGAGGTCCTTGCTACTCGTCACGAGGAGCTTAACGAGGTTGTCATTGATGTGCCCCAGCATCCTATTGGTCTGCTGCTGTTCGTAGACAAGCTGGAGCACGCCCGTAGCGATGGCAGCCAGTGCGAACGTACGGGACTGGGCCATGTGCCACTTGTTGTCGTTGACGAGCTGCTTGCCCTGCTGCGACTGAGAGAACCTGTACTTGGCATCCTCAGGGCCCATGTTGGGCTGCTTCTCAAGGAGCGCCCTCTCAGCCTCCTCCTCCATGCCACGGTAGAACGTGTCACGTGCCTCAACGGCTTTGTTGAGGTACTTGTACACAGTTCCAACAGCCGTAGTCAACTTCTCGGTTACTCCCATGTTACACCTCTCCTTCGTATCTCCACAGAACTCCACACGGCGCGCGATCCGTGAAATGGATCAGTAGGCGTGTGGAGTACTGAAGCTGCACGCTAGGGAAGTTTAACCACGTGAGACACCTTGCCCACCTCGGTGTGGTCCCTGCCGAGGCACTGCACCTCGTTCGGGGTCTCCAGCCCGTCCTGGTCGAGGACGTACTTGGAGTGGTGGTGGATGTAGGTGCTCTCGCCCTTCTTGTCCAGAGCCCGCTGAGCCTGAGCCCTCACGACGTCGGGGTCTACGATGCCGGGGACAACGAAGACGTGGTGGTCGGCTCTGATGCCCTTGTAGTCAGCCATGTTGCTCCTGGTGAGTGATCTCGATGCTGGAACGCTTCAGTGCGATGAGCAGTGCGAAGGCCTCCTCGCGACTGAATCCCGTCTCGACCCAGGCCTCCAGCAGCTGCATGTCCATGCGTGCAGCCATCTGCAGATCGTCTAGACCCGTCATCGCCTGAAGCTCTTCGTCACTAGGCATGGCTACTTCCAGGTGACCTTGGTGGACGTCTTGTGGGTTGGGTTCTTCGTCGTGGCCTTATGGGTCACCTGACACGGAAGGGCGTAGCGCATGGTAATCATCTTGCCGTTCTGGTCACGTACCTCCTCGGTCTGTGCGATGGAGTGCACGCACTTCTTGAGCTCCGTTGCCAGGTACGGTCGCATGACCTTCTTGGCGTGGCGGGGGAGTTTGTTCTTCCTGCGCTGCTTGATCTGCATCAGGACTCCTTCTTGGGGTCGAGGATGGTCTTCAACCATTCCCACTTGAGTTCGATCTTGTCGTTTCGGGTGCGATCAATTGTGTTTCGCGCCACGAGTGTGATGATGAGGACGACGTTCTTCTGTCCCAGACGATGCAGACGATCCTCAGCCTGACGATTTGCCGAGGGGCTCCACGCACGATCCAGGAAAATGCAGACCGTAGCAGCAGTGAGGGTGATACCGACACCGCCAGCCTTAATGGTACTACAAAAGACACGACGCTTTCCGGACTGGAATTCGTCGATGTATAGATCACGATCCGCCTGTTTAGTGTCACCAG